CATTATCGTGGCGAACACTATTTTTCTTTCCGTGCTGGTGGCTGTCAGAGGCAACGTTGCACGTCTGGTTGATCATCTGAGGCACTAATGAACCAACAATTATTTCAAAAGGCGGCTGGTATTAGCGCCGGGCTGGCTGCGCGCTGGTTTCCGCACATTGATGCGGCGATGAAGGAATTCGGCATTACAGCACCAGCGGATCAGGCAATGTTTATCGCTCAGGTAGGCCATGAGTCGATGGGGTTTAGCGCCGTAGTTGAAAATTTTAACTACACGCCATCTGCGCTGGTGGCGACGTTCGGAAAGAGGATCACACAGCAGCAGGCTGATGCCCTTGGCAGAACATCCGGACATGCAGCTCGCCAGGATGCTATTGCCAATCTGGTGTATAGCAACCGGCTGGGTAACAAAGCACCCGGTGATGGCTGGAAATATCGCGGTAGAGGATTAATTCAAATCACTGGCCTCCATAATTATCGCATCTGTGGCGCGGCGCTGAAGTTAGATCTGGTGACTTCACCTGAACAACTGGAACAGGAACTACAGGCTGCGCGCTCAGCTGCATGGTTCTACACCTCTAAAGGTTGCATGATCTACGGTGCCGATATTAACCGTGTTACGCGCATCATTAACGGCGGTTTGAACGGTATTGAGGATCGTAAGGTCCGATACAACAAGGCGCGGGCGGCGCTGCTGGTATGAAGATGAGTTATTGGGCGCTCATTTTAACGTTTATTGCTTGTGTCGCTGGTGGTCTTGTCTGGTCAGCGAATCACTATCATGGAAAGTTTCTGGAGGAGCAGAAGCGTGCTGATGCTGCGGAACAGCGAGCTGATTCTACTGAGGCTATCACCGCGAATGTTCTGCGTACTATGGCAATAACGAACATCATTCAGGAGGCGAATCAACATGCAAAACAGCAGATCGCACTGGAGTCACAGAGAACCCAGAAAGATATCAAAGTGGCTGTTGCGGATGATGATTGTGCTTCACGTCCTGTGCCTGCTGCCGCTGCTGACCGGTTGCGGAAGTACGCGAACAGTTTACGTCCAGGTTCCGGTAGTTCCGTTACCAGCCAGCCTGACGGCTGAAACCCCTCAGCCTGATTTACCTAATCATTTTACGTGGGGCTCGAGCTTAGATCTGAATGTCGCCTTGTTGTCTGCATTGGCGCAATGTAATACCGATAAAGCTGACATCAGAAGGATTGAAGTTGAGCGTGGTCACATCATGCAAAAAAAATGATGTTAACTTTGTTTTGTTCCTTGATTTGATATGTGATGGCCCAATAGATACAAAGCACCTGATTTTGGTGACTCTTTTAAAGGGCTTTACACATGAAAGATGGTATCTATTTTGTTGTTTTCAGAAGCAATCAGCGTGATTTTGGTAATGGTACCGTAGTTGTCAAAAACAATGCAGTAAACGGCGGAGATTTTGGTTTTACGTATCAGGGAAAAGTTGACGGTAGCCAACTTATTCTGCGCGTATCGCAGCATGATTTAAATGCCACCTCGGTTTTCCCTGGGGTAAAGAACTTTGAATTGAGTCTTTCTTTGCAGGAACGAGGACGTGATTACCTGTTAAATGGATCTGTGGTCGGAATGCCTCAGATGCAAATTTCAATTAGTGCAAAATACATTGGTGATCTGATTTAGTTTATCGAGATGATAATTGAACCGCCTCCGGGCGGTTTTTTATTGCCATTTCTATGGTCTGTTCCATCGTAATAACTTAAAGGGAAGCATTAATGCCGCCACGAACCCCGAAAGCCTGCCGTGTTCGCGGCTGCCGCCATACCACTACTGACCCTTCAGGCTACTGCGAAAGCCACAAAAGCGAAGGCTGGAAGCAATACAAACCTGGACAATCCCGTCATCAGCGCGGCTACGGTTCGAAGTGGGACAGTATCCGCGCGCGTGTTCTGAAGCGTGACAAAGGTCTGTGTCAGTTATGTCTGCGTGCTGGTGTGGTGCGTGAGGCGAAAACTGTTGACCACATCATCCCTAAAGCGCATGGCGGCACTGATGCTGACAGTAATCTGCAGAGTCTGTGCTGGCCGTGTCATAAGGCGAAGACGGCCCGTGAACGGTTAAAGTGATAATAATTCTCAACTGCCTGAGGGGAGGGGCGGGTCAAATCCCTGCAGCCTGACGTCTTCCGGACTGCCCGCCCCATCGTTTTTTTATACCCGCGAAAAATGAAATTTAACCAGGAGTGCCGCATATGGCTGGAACGGCGGGGCGTTCCGGGCGTCGCCCCAAGCCAACGGCGCGCAAGGCGCTGGCCGGAAACCCCGGCAAGCGAGCCCTGAACAAAGATGAACCTGTTTTTACGCCCATCAAAGGTGTTGAGCCACCAGAGTGGTTCGCTGAAGAAGATCTCCCTCTCGCCACGATCATGTGGCAACTGACAACCAAAGAACTCTGCGGTCATGGCCTGTTGTGCGTGACTGACCTCGCGGTGCTTGAGCGGTGGTGCGTGGCCTATGAGTTCTGGCGACGTGCCGTGAAAAATATTGCCATACAGGGCAACACCATCACCGGTGCAATGGGCGGCAGGGTCAAAAATCCGGAGCTGACCGCCAAAAAAGAACAGGAGTCCGAGATGAGCAGCACGGGGGCAATGCTCGGACTCGACCCCAGCAGCCGCCAGCGTCTGATTGGCCTGGCGGGGCAGAAGAAAGCTACTAACCCGTTTCTGAAAATTATCGAATCATGAGCCGGAAATCTTACCCCAACGTAAATGCTGCCAATCAGTATGCCCGGGATGTCGTTCGCGGAAAGATTGTGGCCTGCCAGTTTGTGATTCAGGCCTGCCAGCGCCATCTTGATGACCTGATGGCGGAAAAAAGTAAGTCGTTTCGTTACCGCTTCGACAAGGACCTGGCTGAACGGGCCGCCAAATTTATTCAGCTGTTGCCGCACACCAAGGGTGAGTGGGCATTCAAGAGGATGCCCATCACGCTGGAGCCGTGGCAGCTCTTTGTGATCTGCTGTGCGTTTGGCTGGGTCAATAAAGGCTCCCGGCTGCGCCGCTTCCGGGAGGTGTATACCGAAATCCCCCGTAAGAACGGCAAATCGGCAATCTCTGCCGGTGTCGCCCTGTATTGTTTTGCCTGTGATAACGAGTTTGGCGCGGAAGTGTATTCCGGTGCCACGACAGAGAAACAGGCATGGGAAGTCTTTCGTCCGGCAAGACTGATGTGTAAACGCACACCCATGCTGACGGAAGCGTTCGGGATTGAGGTTAACGCCTCAAACATGAACCGTCCGGAGGATGGTGCGCGTTTTGAACCGCTGATCGGTAACCCCGGTGATGGTTCATCACCCCACTGTGCGGTGGTGGATGAATATCACGAGCACGCCACAGATGCGCTTTACACCACGATGCTTACCGGGATGGGGGCGCGACGTCAGCCACTGATGTGGGCTATCACTACCGCCGGGTACAACATTGAGGGGCCGTGCTACGACAAACGGCGGGAAGTCATCGAGATGCTCAACGGCTCGGTGCCTAACGATGAACTGTTCGGGATCATCTATACCGTTGATGAAGGTGACGACTGGACCGACCCGCAGGTGCTGGAAAAAGCCAATCCAAATATTGGCGTGTCGGTTTATCGCGAATTTTTGTTAAGTCAGCAGCAGCGTGCGAAAAATAACGCCCGTCTGGCAAACGTCTTTAAAACAAAACACCTCAATATCTGGGTGTCGGCGCGTTCGGCGTATTTCAACCTGGTGAGCTGGCAGAGCTGCGAGGATAAATCACTGACCCTTGAGCAGTTCGAGGGGCAGCCGTGCATTCTGGCCTTTGATCTGGCGCGTAAGCTGGATATGAACAGCATGGCGCGACTTTATACCCGCGAGATTGACGGTAAAACGCATTACTACAGTGTGGCCCCGCGCTTCTGGGTACCGTATGACACGGTGTACAGCGTCGAGAAAAATGAAGATAGACGGACAGCCGAACGCTTTCAGAAATGGGTGGAAATGGGCGTCCTGACCGTTACCGATGGTGCAGAGGTGGATTATCGCTACATCCTCGAGGAGGCCAAAGCAGCGAACAAAATCAGCCCGGTCAGTGAGTCACCCATCGACCCCTTCGGGGCGACCGGGTTGTCACATGACCTTGCTGATGAAGACCTGAACCCCATCACTATCATTCAGAACTACACCAACATGTCCGACCCGATGAAAGAGCTGGAAGCGGCAATTGAATCGGGGCGCTTTCATCATGATGGCAATCCCATCATGACCTGGTGTATCGGCAACGTGGTCGGCAAAACCATTCCGGGTAACGATGATGTGGTGAAGCCCGTCAAAGAGCAGGCGGAAAACAAAATCGATGGTGCAGTTGCGCTGATTATGGCGGTTGGCAGAGCCATGCTGTACGAGAAAGAAGACACGTTGTCTGACCACATTGAGTCCTATGGGATCCGCTCGCTTTAACTGAGGTAATTATGATCATGCTGATTCTCGCGCCTCTGGTGGGCGTGCTGGGGGCGCTTTTGCTGGCGTATGGTGCCTGGCTGATTTATCCCCCGGCGGGGTTTGTTGTTGCCGGGGCGTTGTGCCTGTTCTGGTCGTGGCTGGTGGCGCGATATCTTGACCGTACACAGTCGTCTGTCGGCGGAGGTAAATAGTGTTCTTTTCGGGATTATTTCAACGAAAAAGTGACGCACCGATGACCACGCCAGCAGAGCTGGCGGATGCTATCGGGTTGTCCTACGACACCTATACCGGAAAGCAGATCAGCAGCCAGCGGGCCATGCGACTGACGGCGGTTTTTTCCTGTGTCAGGGTGCTGGCGGAGTCGGTCGGGATGTTGCCCTGCAACCTGTATCACTTGAACGGCAGCCTGAAGCAGAGAGCCACTGGCGAACGTCTGCATAAGCTGATCTCCACGCATCCCAATGGCTATATGACGCCGCAGGAGTTCTGGGAGCTGGTGGTCACCTGTCTGTGCCTGCGGGGAAACTTTTACGCCTACAAAGTGAAAGCATTTGGCGAAGTGGCTGAACTGCTGCCCGTCGATCCCGGCTGTGTGGTACCGAAGCTTAACAGTAGCTGGGAGCCGGTCTATCAGGTCACATTCCCGGATGGCTCCACGGATGTACTGAGCCAGGAGGATATCTGGCATGTGCGCACGCTGACGCTGGACGGACTGGTGGGGCTGAATCCCATCGCCTATGCCCGCGAGGCAATATCGCTGGCGGCAGCGACCGAAGAGCACGGGGCCAGACTGTTCAGCAATGGCGCGGTGACGTCGGGTGTGTTGCGTACAGAGCAGACGCTGTCAGATCAGGCTTATGAGCGCCTGAAGAAAGATTTTGAGGAGCGTCACACCGGGCTTGGCAATGCTCACCGCCCGATGATCCTTGAGATGGGGCTGGACTGGAAGTCGATGGCGCTGAACGCCGAGGACAGCCAGTTCCTGGAAACCCGCAAGTTTCAGCTTGAAGAAATCTGTCGTCTGTTCCGGGTGCCGTTGCACATGGTGCAGAACACCGATCGCGCCACCTTCAACAATATCGAAGAGCTGGGGCTGGGATTTATCAATTATTCACTGGTGCCGTATCTGACCCGCATTGAGCAGCGGATCAACACCGGACTGGTACGAAAAAGTAAGCAGGGCATTTATTACGCCAAATTTAACGCCGGGGCGTTACTGCGCGGGGATATGAAGTCCCGTTTTGAAGCCTACGCCACCGGGATTAACTGGGGAATTTACTCTCCCAATGATTGTCGCGACCTGGAAGATATGAATCCGCGTCCCGGTGGGGATGTCTATCTCACACCGATGAACATGACCACGAAACCCTCCGATGGCAGTAAAGCCGGTAAGCAGAAGGATAACGCCAATGCAGACGAAACAACGTCTTGATGTACCGCTGAGTCTGAAATCTGTCAGTGACTCCGGTGAGTTTGAAGGATATGGCTCCGTCTTTGGTGTAAAGGACAGTCACGATGATGTGGTGATGTCCGGGGCATTTGCTGCTTCCCTGCGGGCGTGGAGTGACAGAAAAGCGTTACCTGCGCTGCTCTGGCAGCACCGCATGGATGAACCCATCGGTGTTTACACCGAAATGAAGGAAGACGATGTCGGGCTTTACGTCAGGGGGCGGTTGCTCATTGATGATGATCCCCTGGCAAAACGCGCACATGCACACATGAAGGCCGGTTCGTTAACCGGCCTTTCTATTGGGTACGTCCTGAAAGACTGGGAATACGACCGGAGCAAAGAAGCCTTTCTGCTGAAAGAAATCGACCTCTGGGAAGTCAGTCTGGTGACGTTCCCGTCTAACGACGAGGCGCGGATCAGCGACGTCAAGAACTCGCTGGCCCGCGGGGAAATCCCCGAACAGAAAAAAATCGAAAGAGTCCTGCGTGATGTCGGACTCTCCCGTACCCAGGCCAAAGCATTCATGGCCGGGGGCTATGGCGCACTGTCCCTGCGCGACGCTGAGGATGTGGGCTCTGCACTGAATGCACTGAAAAATCTGAACTTCTAATCAGGAGAAATACGATGGCGGTTGATATTAAAGATGTCGAACAGGTCGCGCAGGAGCTGCAGCAGAAGTTTGACGACTTCAAAGCAAAGAACGACAAGCGCGTGGAGGCGATTGAGCAGGAAAAAGGCAAACTTGCCGGGCAGGTGGAAACCCTGAACGGGAAACTCAGCGAGCTGGAAAACCTCAAAAGCGATCTTGAAAAAGAGCTGCTTGAGCTGAAACGTCCGGCAGGTGGTGCGCAAAATAAACTGGCCACCGAGCATAAAGAAGCGTTTGTGGGCTTCCTGCGTAAAGGCCGTGAAGATGGTCTGCGCGATCTGGAGCGCAAGGCATTGCAGGTGGGCACCGATGAAGACGGCGGCTATGCCGTGCCGGAAGCACTGGATCGCAACATTCTCACCCTGCTGAAAGATGAAGTGGTGATGCGCCAGGAAGCCACGGTGCTCACCGTTGGTGGTTCCGACTACAAAAAACTGGTGAATCTGGGCGGCACGGCTTCCGGATGGGTTGGCGAGACTGACGCGCGCTCCCAGACTGCCACCTCAAAACTGGGCCTGATTGAACCTTTCATGGGGGAAATCTACGGTAACCCGCAGGCCACCCAGAAAATGCTGGATGATGCCTTTTTCAACGTGGAAGCATGGATCAACAGCGAGCTGGCAACCGAATTTGCCGAACAGGAAGAAATTGCCTTTACCACCGGCGATGGTACCAAGAAGCCGAAAGGGTTCCTGGCGTATGAATCCACGGATGAAACCGATAAGGTCCGGGCGTTCGGCAAACTTCAGCATATTGTATCCGGCGAAGCGACGGCGGTGACCGCAGACGCCATTATCAAACTGATTTACACGCTGCGTAATGCACACCGCACTGGCGCGAAGTTCATGATGAACAACAACAGCCTGTTTGCCATCCGTCTGCTTAAAGACAGCGAGGGTAACTATCTGTGGCGTCCGGGGCTGGAACTGGGGCAGCCGTCCTCTCTGGCGGGTTACGGTATCGCTGAAAACGAACAGATGCCGGATATCGCCGCTGATGCGAAAGCCATTGCATTTGGTAACTTCAAACGGGGTTACACCATCGTTGACCGTATCGGCACCCGCATTCTGCGTGACCCGTACACCAATAAACCGTTTGTCGGTTTTTATACCACCAAGCGCACCGGCGGGATGCTGGTCGATTCGCAGGCCATCAAACTGCTGAAGATTGCTGCGGCGTAATCACTCAGGGGCGCGGAACCGCGCCCCCTGTTCTGACGGGTGAAGAATCATGATCCTGAAACAAGATCTGAAATGGTCACCGGACGGTATGCGTGTTGAGGTCATTCGGGCCGGTGAGTATGACGACGGGGCGCTTCCTGCCCGGGTGCAGGAGATTGCACTTCAGGCCGGGTTAGCAGAGCGCGGAATCAGTGCAAAAAGCAGTAAAGCGGCAAAAGAGAAAAAAGCCACGACCAGTAAAGAGGGCTGAGTATGCTTCTGACAATGGAAGAGATTAAAGCCCAACTCCGGCTGGATGAGGATTTCGATGCTGATGACCGCCATCTGCAACTGCTGGCCTGTGCGGCACAAAAGCGGACGGAAACGTATCTGAACCGGAAGCTCTATGCACCGGATGAAACCATTCCGGACAGCGATCCGGACGGGCTGCACCTGCCGGATGATATTCGTCTGGGGATGCTGATGCTTATCAGCCATTTTTACGAAAACCGCTCGTCGGTTACGGAAGTGGAGAAACTCGACATGCCGCAGAGTTTTGGCTGGCTTGTCGGCCCGTACAGGTACTTTCCGCAATGAAAATTCGTCAGGCGCAGACCAGCGCAACCTACATTCTGCCTGACCCAGGCGAGCTGAATAAACGCGTCCTGATCCGCCAGCGGGTGGATATGCCCGCGGATAACTTTGGCGTGGAGCCTCAATACCCGGTTGCGTTCCGGGCATGGGCGAAGGTTATCCAGACCAGTGCCACCACCTGGCAGGAAACCGCGCAGACTGGAGACGCCATCACCCATTACATCACCATTCGCTACCGCCGGGGGATCACTGCTGATTATGAGGTGGTCTGTGATGACAGTGTGTACCGGGTGAAACGTCAGCGTGATCTGAACGGGGCGCGGCGCTTTCTGCTGCTGGAGTGTACGGAGCTGGGCGAATGCAGGCAGAGTCACGGAGGCAGCAATGGCGACTCCCTTTTTTCACGTTGATTTTCAGCAGCCCGCGGAGATGCGCTTTAACCGCGCCCGTGTCCGGCGGGCGTTTGTCACGATTGGGCAGCGTCATATGCGTGATGCCCGTCGGCTGGTGATGCGCCGTGCGCGGTCGGCACCGGGTGAAAACCCCGGTTATCAGACCGGACGCCTGGCTCGTTCGATTGGTTATATGGTGCCGAGAGCTAGTAAAAAGCGAGCCGGTTTTATGACACGCATTGCCCCTAACCAGCGCAACGGGAAGGGGAACCGGATGATCTCTGGTGACTTCTATCCGGCGTTTCTGTTTTTTGGTGTCCGGGGAGGAGCAAAACGTCGTCGTAGTCATCATCGTGGTGCATCCGGTGGCAGCGGATGGCGATTGGCTCCACGTAATAACTTCATGGTGGAAACTCTTGAAAAGAACCGCAGCTGGACACGCTATTTTCTGGCGCGGGAATTGCGTAAATCACTGAAGCCGGAGCGACGACACAGATGAAACTGACGCCTGTTATTGCTGCGCTGCGTGCCCGCTGCCCGTATTTTGAAAACCGGGTGGCAGGCGCGGCACAGTTCAAAAATCTGCCGGAGGTCGGAAAGCTGAGACTCCCGGCGGCGTATGTGGTACCGGGTGATGACTCTCCGGGAGAAAACAAAAGCCAGACCGACTACTGGCAGGAGCTGAAAGAGGGCTTCTCCGTGGTTGTCATACTGAGTAACGGGCGTGATGAGCGCGGTCAGTTTGCCTCGTATGATGTGGTGGACGATGTCCGGCAGATGCTCTTTAAGGCCCTGCTGGGCTGGAACCCGGAAGCGTGCGGTAACCCGATTACCTATGACGGCGGCACGCTGCTGGATCTGAATCGTCATGAGCTGATTTATCAGTTCGATTTTTCGGTCATCAGCGAGCTGACTGAAGACGATACCCGCCAGCAGGATGATCTGAACAGTCTGGATGAACTGCAAACGCTGGCGATTGATGTTGATTATCTCGAGCCCGGTAACGGGCCTGACGGCGATATCGAACATCACACCGAAATAACCCTTCCTTCCTGAGGATCCTCATGTTTGTCAAACCTGTTAAAGGGCGGTCAGTGCCTGACCCTGCCCGCGGCGACCTTTTGCCCGCCGAAGGGCGAAATGTTGACGAGAACAACTACTGGCTGCGCCGTGAAGCAGCGGGTGATATCCGGCGCGTGAATAAAAAGGTGAACACCGATGACGATAAGCTTTAACACCATTCCGTCGAATACGCTGGTTCCGCTGTTTTATGCGGAAATGGATAACCAGGCGGCGAATACTGCACAGGACAGCGGAGCATCGCTGCTGATTGGTCATGCCAATAACGGTGCAGAGATTGTTGCCAACAGTCTGGTGCTGATGCCATCGGCAGACTATGCACGCCAGATTTGTGGTGCGGGAAGTCAGCTGGCGCGTATGGTCGAGGCTTATCGCCAGACCGACCCGTTTGGCGAGCTGTATGTGATTGCCGTTCCGGAAGCCACAGGCGCGGCGGCAACGGTTACGCTGACGGTGACCGGGGAAGCAACCGAAAGCGGCACGGTGAATGTCTATGTGGGACGTACCCGCGTGCAGGCTCCGGTGACCAACGGCGATAACGTCACGACGATTGCCAGCAGTATCCAGGATGCCATCAATGCCGTTCCGACTCTGCCGTTTACAGCTTCATCTTCGGCTGGCGTGGTCACACTGACCGCGCGTCATAAGGGGCTTTGCGGGAATGAAATTCCTGTCAGCCTCAATTACTACGGCTTCGGTGGGGGAGAAGTGCTGCCTGCGGGCGTACAGATTGCCGTGGCGGCGGGGACCGCCGGAACGGGGGCTCCTGTTCTCACCGGCGCGGTGGCTGCAATGGCGGATGAGCCGTTTGATTATATCGGTCTTCCGTTCAACGACACGGCCTCCGTTAACACACTGGTGACCGAGATGAACGATACCAGCGGTCGCTGGAGCTATGCGCGTCAGCTGTATGGTCATGTGTATACGGCAAAGATCGGCACGCTGTCAGAACTGGTGACCGCAGGTGACCAGTTTAACCAGCAGCACATTACCCTGGCGGGGTACGAAAAAGAGACCCAGACGCCTGCCGACGAGCTGGCAGCCAGCCGTACCGCCCGCGCAGCGGTGTTTATTCGCAACGATCCGGCACGTCCCACGCAGACCGGTGTGCTGGTGGGTATGCTGCCTGCGCCGAAGGGGAAACGGTTCACGATGACCGAACAACAGACCCTGCTGTCTCATGGCGTGGCAACGGCGTATGTCGAAAGCGGGGTGCTGCGCATTCAGCGTGATGTCACCACGTACAGGAAAAATGCTTACGGGGTTGCGGATAACAGCTACCTCGACAGCGAGACGCTGCATACCAGTGCGTATGTACTGCGCAAACTGAAATCCGTCATTACCAGTAAGTACGGGCGTCACAAGCTTGCCAGTGACGGTACCCGCTTTGGTCCCGGTCAGGCGATTGTCACCCCGGCGGTGATCAAAGGGGAACTGCTGGCAACCTACCGTCAGCTCGAGCGCGCGGGGATCGTGGAAAACTACGAACTGTTCAAGCAGTACCTGGTTGTGGAGCGTGATGACAGCGATCCGAACCGCCTGAACACGCTGTTCCCGCCTGACTATGTTAACCAGTTGCGTGTCTTTGCCGTGGTTAACCAGTTCCGTCTTCAGTATTCAGAGGAGTCTGCATAATGGCCCGTATCGGGGGAACCTGTTATTTCAAAATTGACGGTCAGCAGCTATCGCTGACCGGCGGCATTGAGGTGCCCATGAACAGGACGGTCAATGATGACATCATCGGCCTGGACGGTTCAGTGGACCGCAAGGAAACTCACCGTGCGCCTTATGTCAAAGGGACCTTCAAGGTGCCGAAGAATTTTCCGGTGAGCAAAATCACCTCGTCTGATGAGATGACCATCACTGCCGAGCTGGCGAACGGTCAGGTCTATGTATTGTCGTCTGCCTGGCTGCACGGCGAAGCGAACCATAATGCCGAAGAAGGCACGGTTGATCTTGAGTTCCACGGTGAAGAAGGGGATTACCAGTGATTGAGCTTGTACTTAAAAAACCGATCATCGCCCACAAAGAAACACTGCATGTGCTGGAAATACGTGAGCCTACGTATGACGAGATTGAGGCGCTGGGGTTCCCTTTCTCTGTTTCACCTGATGGTGGTATGAAAATGGACAGTCAGGTAGCGCTGAAATATATCCCGCTTCTGGCCGGGATCCCGCGCTCGTCTGCAGCGCAGATGACGAAGCTGGATATTTTCAAGGCAGGCATGATTGTAATGCGTTTTTTTACCGGCTTGGAGACGGAAGAGACCTCCGGAAGCGATTCTACAATGTCGCGTGGTTCTGGAAATTAAACCCCCTTGAACTTCGCCGGACGGCTATTTCCCACTTTGCTGATCTGGAGGCAGAGGCCGTCCGTATAAATGAGGAGATGAAGCATGGCTGATAATTTTCAGCTGAAAGCCATCATCACCGCCGTTGACAGGCTGTCCGGCCCGCTTAAAGGTATGCAGCGTCAGCTTAAGGGGTTTCAGAAAGAAGTCTCCAGCCTTGCTCTGGGCGCTGCCGGGGCGGGTACTGCAATAATGGGGGCACTGGCACTCCCTGTAAAATCAGCCATCACCCTTGAATCGAAGATGGCTGATGTCCGCAAAGTGGTGGACGGTCTGGATACGCCGGATGCGTTTAAGGCCATGACGGAGCAGGTACGCGCTTTGTCTACTGAGCTTCCCATGTCTGCAGACGGGATCGCGGAAATTGTGGCGGCTGGCGGTCAGGCCGGGATTGCACGTGATGAACTGATGCAGTTTGCCACTGATGCGGTGAAGATGGGCGTGGCCTTTGATACCACGGCTGAAGAGTCCGGGCAGATGATGGCCCAGTGGCGTACTGCGTTTAATATGACGCAGGATGAAGTGGCCGGGCTGGCTGACAAAATCAACTACCTTGGTAATACCGGCCCGGCGAATGCGAAGAAAATCTCCGATATTGTTACGCGTATTGGTCCTTTAGGTGGTGTTGCAGGTGTGGCTTCCGGCGAAATCGCGGCAATGGGGGCAACCATTGCCGGGATGGGCGTGGAGTCAGAAATTGCCGCCACAGGGATCAAGAACTTCATGCTTTCCCTGACCGCGGGAAATTCCGCGACAAAATCGCAGAAACAGGCATTACGTTTTCTGCGGATCAATCCGAAGAAATTAGCTGCTGATATGCAGAAAGATGCCCGGGGAACCATGCTGTCTGTACTGGATGCGATGGCTAAAGTGCCCAAAGAAAAACAGGCAGCTGTGCTGAATGCCCTGTTCGGGAAAGAGTCTCTGGGCGCGATAGCACCTCTGCTGACTAACCTTGATTTGTTGCGTACCAACTTCAGGCGGGTTGCGGATTCCCAGCAGTATGGCAGTTCGATGCAGAAGGAATATGCTTCGAGGGCAGCGACGACGGAAAACCAGCTTTTACTTCTGCAAAATCAACTTGATGCCATTTCTTCCACGCTGGGGGAAACGTTTCTTCCTGAGGTTAATGATGGTCTTGAAGCGGTAAAACCGCTCCTTGAGGAAGTGAGAACGTTTGTCCGTGAAAACCCGGAGCTCGTTAAGACCATTGCTAAAATCGGTCTGGCCTTACTGACGGTGGGAGCCGCTGCAGGCTCTTTGTCCAGAATTATGAAAGTTCTCGGCGGTGTGATGAATATGACGCCTGCTAAGGGGCTGATTGCTCTTCTGGTTGGTGGCGCTTACCTCATTATTGATAACTGGGAAACCGTAGGTCCTGTCATAAAAAAAGTCTGGCACGTGGTGGATGAAACGGCGCAGGCGATGGGGGGATGGGAAACTGTTCTGAAAGCGATTGCCCTGTTTATGGCAACCAAATGGGTTGCTGACGTTACCAAATCCATTACCGCAGTGACCAGAGAGATGCGTACGCTGGGGAAGGTATCGGCAGAAACGGGATTGATGGGGAAAGGCCGCGGCTTTATCGGGAAGGCCGGGGTATATGGTTTTCTGGGAACCCTGATGTATGAGCCGGTTAAAGATACTCTGGAAAGTGTTGTTCCTGAAGATACGGTTAACTGGCTGGAGAATAAAGGGCTGTTTCTGGCTTCAGACTGGACGCCTTTTTTTGATCGTAAAGAGTACGAGCAGTATCAGGCCAGCCTGAGTCAGTACAAACCCAATGTTCCGCTGTTGAATCCATCTTCTTCCATGACACAGCACAGCGAGCTGAAAGTCACGTTCGAGAATGCTCCGCCAGGTATGAAGATAATTGATGTACCGGGCAAAGCCGATCCCCTGATGAAAATCACGCACGATGTGGGGTATTCCCCTTTTCGTTTTCCACGATAACGCAGTCCTTTTTGAGGTCAGTCTATGGATTTATCCTCATTTCCCACCCGACCTTCATTACTTTCGTCGTCTTCAGGCTGGCGTGACAGACTTCAGGACGCGTCATTTCGCGGCGTGCCGTTTAAGGTTGAAGAAGAAAGTGCGGGAACCGGTCGCCGTGTGGAAACACATGAATACCCGAACCGCGACAAACCCTATACCGAAGACCTGGGGAAAATCACTTTTCGCCCGTCCATCACGGCTTATGTGGTGGGAGATGACTGCTTTGACCAGCGCGATCGCCTGATTGACGCGCTGAATAAACCCGGTCCCGGCACGCTTGTCCATCCGACATACGGTGAGCTGAAAGTCTGTGTTGACGGAGAAGTTCGGGTCAGCACATCGAAGAGTGAAGGGCGTATTGTCCGCTTTGACCTGAAGTTTGTCGAAGCAGGAGAACTCTCTTACCCCACATCAGGTGCGGCGACGGCGCAGACGCTGATGTC